AAGATGCTCTGCCTCTTGCCAAGCTCCGCGAATGGATAAAGGAGAGACAACATGGCTAACGGCGAACATATCGAAGTCGCAAAGGCTTATGTGACGATAGTTCCGTCTCTTGAAGGCTCACAGAAGACCATATCGGAAGAGCTCGGAGTCATCACCAGCGATGCAGCCAAGAGTTCCGGTGAAGCGGCAGGTCAAGACTTTGGTAATGCCCTTGCAACAGGACTGAAGGCGACTGCTGCGGTAGTCACGGCCGCCATGGCTGCGGTCACGGCTGCGGCAATAGGCGCAGGCAAGGCTTTCATTGATTCCGCTAACGATGTGGCTGAATGGGGCAACACGGTAGACAAAGAGTCGCAGAAAATGAATATGTCTGCCGCAGGGTATCAGGAGTGGGACTTCATTCTTGAACACGCGGGTGCTTCCATCGAGGGCATGAAGACCTCTATGAAGAAGCTGACCGTTGCGGCAGAAGAAGGCAGCGATGCCTTCGCAGTTCTTGGCATCTCACAGGAACAACTCGCAGAGATGAGCCCTGAAGAGACGTGGAATGCAACTATCGCAGCTCTCCAGAATGTATCAGACGAAGGTGAGAGGACGGCACTGGCTAACCAGTTACTCGGTAAGGGCGCGGTAGAGCTCGCGCCTCTGTTCAACATGACTGCCGAAGAGACCGAAGCTCTCAAAGAGCAGGTTTATGAGCTCGGTGGCATTATGTCTGATGATGCGGTCAAGGCCGCAGCCGAGTACGAAGACGAGATGCAGAATATGCAGGTCGCTCTTACTGGCGTTAAGAACAACATGATGTCTAAGTTCCTTCCCGGAATGAGTTCCGTCATGAAGGGACTGTCGATGGTGTTCTCCGGACAGGGCGGAATCGAAGAGATCAAGGCAGGACTTGAAGACATAGTCAGTAATATCGCCGAACTGACACCTCAGTTCCTTGAAATAGCATCGGCAATAGTGACTTCCGTCCTTGACGGGTTCGCGCCCATGCTTCCGACCGTGGTGGAAAGTATTTTCTCATTTATCACCCAGGCGCTTATGACGATCACGAATCTGATCCCTCAGCTCCTTCCGGTCATCACCACGGGTATCCAGGGCATCATGTCGGCAGTTTTCAACTGTCTGCCTCTGATCATGTCAAGTCTGTTGACACTCGTTACGAGCCTTGCAACTTGGCTGTCGAGCGGCAATAATGTCAAGACGTTTGCGAACGGCATCGTGCAGCTTGTCACTCTGCTGATGAATCAGATCGGAATAGTGCTTCCGGTGCTGCTTCCTGCTATTGTCAGCATAATCTCGGAGGTGGCAACTACAATAACCACTCCAGAGAATATCTCGATGATCCTTGATGCCGTTCTGCTCGTAGTAGGGGCCGTAGTTATGGCTCTGGCGAACAGTGTGCCTCAGTTTATTAACTATGTTGTCGGACTAACCACCAACATCAAGAACAACATCCTGTCGTTCTTCAACTGGGCAAGTCCTTACTTTACCCAGGCATTCAACGCGATCAAGAATACTGTTGTTAACTGGGCAAATAACGTCAAGGCGACCATACTTGGATGGGTAAACGGCATTCAGACCAGTTTCACCACTTGGCTCACGAACCTCAAGAGCAGTTTCACTTCCGCCTTTGAAAACATCAAGGGCAAAATCTCAGAGATCGTAGGAAATATCCAGGGCTTCGTGTCAAATGCGATCAATGTCCTTACAGGACTGCCGAGCGCAGCGATTGACGTCGGCCAGAACCTAATAAAGGGACTTTGGCAGGGTATTGACGACAAGGTCGACTGGGTATGCCAGAAAATAAAAGGCATGGGCAAAGAGATCGAGAAGGCCATCAAGAAGGTCTTTGGCATCGCTTCACCTTCCAAAGTCTTTGCAGAGATCGGTGATTTTCTTGCTCAAGGTCTCGGCGTAGGTTTTGAAGACGGTATGGACGGTGTCCAGAATGACATGGTCGGACAGATGGAAAGTCTCACCGGATCCATGACAGCCGAAGTCAACGCATACGGCGCAGGTGGTGCCGCTACTATTGGAGATACGACCAACTACAACGGCGGAGCCATCACGATGAACATATACGGCGCTGAAGGTCAGGACGTCAACTCTCTTGCGGAAGTCATAGCAGAGAAACTTGGCGAGATGACTAAGCGCAAGGAGGTAGTCTATGGCTAAGCTCTTTAATCTTGGTACTAACAAGCAAGGCTTGATAGTATACGGCGGTGAGTCCTCGACTGACTATGGCATGGTGGTCAGCGAGGCTCCCTCGTTTGAAAGACCTACACGCAAACAGACCGTCTACACCGTGCCCGGAAGAAACGGTGCCGTCGTATTTCAGCAGGATGCTTGGAACGATGTTAACCGTTCATACTCGGTCTGGCTTGCAGATGATCCGAGCAAGGATCTCGTTGATCAGGTCGATGCCATCGCAGCATGGCTCAACAGCACGAATGGCTATCAGAGGCTCGAGGACAACTTCGAGCAAGAAGTATTTCGTCTGGCATACTTTTCGGGTGGCGCTTCATTCACAAACGAACTGATGCAGGTGGGAAGAGCTGATCTGGAGTTCACTTGCAGACCAGAGCGCTTCTATAAGGAAGGCGAGATCCCGATCACTGTCATCAACGGATCCAAGATAAACAACCCGACGAAGTTTGCCAGCAAGCCACTCATCCATATCGAGGGCTCCGGTTCTGTTACGCTCTCCATTGAGGGTGTCAGCATCGTGGCAAGCATGACGGACTACATCAATATTGACTGTGAGACGATGAATGCTTACAGGCTTCCTGCGGAAAATAAGAACGCAGACATCAGCGGTACGTTCCCCACGATAAAGCCCGGCATAAACTCCATCGGAATCACAGGCACAGTTACCAACTGCACGATCACTCCGAGGTATTTCACAATATAAGAGGTAAATCGCATGATCCCGATTCTATACCAGACAATTACAGAGGGCACGGTGCCGACCAACTACGGCATCGGCGCTCTGACAGACTGTATCTCGTGTAAGGTTACGGAGAAGAGAAACGGCGCTTACGAGCTGACTCTCAACTACGCGGCCGAAGGCATTCACGCCTCCGAGATACAGCCTAATTGCTTCATCAAGGTGAAGCCAAACTACACAGACAACCCTCAGCTCTTCCGCATCTATAAGGTTGGCAAGACCATGAACGGCAAGTTTGAGGTCAAGGCACAGCACATCAGTTATGACTTGAGTGGAAAGATCATCTCAAGCGGCACTGCTGACTCCTGTGTGGCTGCGTGTGTGCTTCTGGAAGCGCAGGCGGGTAGTTTTACCATTTCTACCGACAAGACCGTCTCAGGGGCATTCTCGGTGTCTGAACCGTCATCTGTCAGATCGTGGTTCGGAGGCAAGCAGGGCTCACTCCTGGATGTCTACGGTGGCGAATGGTATTACGATAACTATTCTGCATCGCTGAAGAACGCGCGCGGACTGGACAGAGGTGTAACGATCAGATACGGAAAGAATCTGACACAGCTTTCGCAGATCCTCGACATGAGCAATCTGGTGACAGGAATCGTTCCTTACTATAAAGATGCTAATGGCAACAAGACGGTAGGCACCAAGGTATCGACCGGACTTACCCTTGACGTCACGAGAGACGTGGCAATTGACTTCTCTCAGGATGTGGATCCGGAGAGCTCCACGGCGATAGCGACACAGCTCGCCAACCTTGCCACAAGGTATATCTCCGGCAACAATCTGACCACGATAAGCAATAGCATCACATTAGACTTCGTTCAGCTTCAGGGGCTGACTGAGCGCGTGGATCTGTGCGACACGGTACACATCTACTTTGAAGCTCTCGGCATTACTGCCACAGCAAAGTGCGTAGGTGTCGAGTGGGATGCTCTCCAGGAGCGATATACGAAGTGCACCTTTGGTGATGCCAGGACAGACATCACGGACAAGATCGCATCCAACACCAAGCAGCTCGAGGATACAGCATCTCGTTCTTATGTGAATGAAAGTTCACAGCTCATCACGGGCAACCTGGGCGGGTATGTGATACTCCATGACAGCGACGGAGACGGCAAGCCCGACGAAATCCTTGTTATGAATACCGACAACCCGAGTACAGCGACTCAGGTGTGGCGTTTTAATAAAGGTGGTTTAGGGTACGGAACATCATACAGCGGTCCGTTCAACGACATCGCACTGACGTCAGACGGCAAAATAAACGCCAGCCGCATCGTTACGGGAACCCTAAACGCTGACTTAATCAAGGCGGGCGTTATCTCCTCGACTGGCGGGATGACTACTATCAATATGTCAACAGGCATAGCGCGGATGTATTCGCTAACCGTTCTTAGTTCGCTGAAAATAGCAAGCTTCCCCGAAGAAAAATTTATGGGTGCAATCTTCCCGTATTCAAACGGGGGCGCCTTACAATTAAACAATGCGAACGAGCAAAGTCGAGCCAATTTGTTTGTGAGCGATACGAGCTCGACCTTAAATTTATATCAACCTGACGGCACAAACGGCGTTTTGCTGTCGGCTCCGTCAACGGGCGGTTATTTAAACCTTTTTAGTCCGGGCGGTGTTGCGATAGTTCAATCAGGAACCACGGGCACGGGCGGCGGAATAGGTATGAGTAACAACAGCGGCCAGGTTGTCGCTGAATTGAAAACGGGAACGGGCTCCGACGGCATAATGTATCTTAAAAACTCGAGCGGCGGTGATACGATTTACGGGCTCGGTCAAAGTGGTCAACTTGTTTGCGTTCAGTTAGTTCAGACATCAAGCCGCAAGGTCAAGGAAAACATCAAGCCCATAGACGATGCAAACAAGATCCTCGAGCTCGATGCGGTCAAGTTTGATTATAAAAACAAAGACCTGGGCACTGACAGGCGCGGTTTTGTCGCCGAAGACGTTG